GCTGGAACCGATCGGCAATATCCCGCCCGCCGAGGCGGAAGCGAACTACTACGCGACCCTTGAGCCCATCAAAATGGCCGCGTAGGACTTAAGAACCCAAGCCTCCGGCAAACCCAGTGCGGTTCACTATCTCGCGGCAGGCTTCTCTGAGTCGCCACTCGATCCGATGGTGTTGAGCGCCCGCACGAAGGATTTCAGCGACGCCATCGGTGGATAATTCATCACAGGTTGCGTATCACAGGTTCCGCCTCGCTCGTTCAAGTGCCGAGGCCATCTCGGCGGTGATCTGCCCCTGCGCGCGGCGGAACGAGCCCGCATCCGGCGTCGCGATGTTGAAAGTCACCATGATCGGCGCAGCCTGCTCGCCCCGCTGGTCATAGGCGGCGGTCTCCTTGCGGTTCAGCACCCGCTCGCCGGTCTGGAGGATGGCCGGGACCTCGCCGGGCCGGATGTAGCCGCCGCCATGAAGGCGCGGCGCACCCGCGAACAGCATCGCGGGGATGTGCCGTCCGGGTCCGCCCGCGCCGACCAGCCCGCCCTCGTGGAACAGGCCGGCGAAGATCTTGCCGAGTTCACCGAAGATGTCGCCGCCGGTCGCCAGCGTCGGCGCGTTGCCGCCGAACAGGAAATTCTTGAGCGGGTTCATCACCGCGAGCTTGATCAGCTCGTTCATGATGTCGTTGATCGCCGCCTGGCCGGCATCCGCCCACGATTTCCAGTCGGTCTTGCCCTGCGCCAGCAGCGTTCCGAAGCGGTCGAGCGCATTGCCGATCGCACCCTGCAAGGCTCGCTGCGTCGCTTCCTGCCGCTGAAGTTCCGTCGTGAGCTGCTGCACCCGGACGGCGTTCGCCACGATGGCCCGACCTTCCTCGCTCGCGAGGTCGATGCCGCGCCGCCGCAGATCCTGTTCGGCGCGGATCGTGGCCAGCACCGTCTCGCGCTGCTGGGCGGACGCGCCGATCAGGCCGATCTGGGTTTCGATCAGGGCGATCTCGGCGCGCTGATCCTGCAAGGTGACTTGCGCCTCCGCCTGGCGCTCAAGCGCGAACTGGCGGCGGGCTGCGGCGAGCGCGACCTGTCCCTCGGCTCCCGCCGGATCGATCCCTTGCCGCCGAAGTTGCTGCTCGGCGCGGATCATGGCGATGGCTTCCGACCGTGCCGAGGCTCCCTGCTTCAGCAGTTCGACCTCGCGAGCGAGACCGGTGTTCTGCTGCTCATAGTCGAAGGCCGCCTCGCGGCCCGCCGTCTGCCGCCCCAACTGGTTGAGCCGTCTGATCTGCTCGCGGGAATAGCTGGCCTCGGGATCGTTCGGATCGATGCCGAGCCGCTTCAGCTCCTGCTCGAAACGCAGCTGATCGACGCCCTCGCGGCGCGCGGCGGGGCCGCGCCTGACCAGCGACAGTTCCCGCTCACGCAACGCGATCTCGTCGCGGCGTCGTTCGATCCCCTGAAGCAGGTCCGTGCGGTTCTGCTCGCGGTAAAGCTGTTCATAGGCTTCGCGCGTGCGGTCGATGATGCGTCCGAGCTTCTCCTTGGCCTCGCCCTCCGCCAGCGTCTGCGCCGTGATCAGCGGGCGCAGCGCCTGCTCGACCTGCATGATCTGCTGGGCGCGCTGGGACGAGAGCGCGCCCGATGCGATCGCTTCGTTCAGGCGGCGCTGACCGTCGATCTGCCGGCCAAGTTCGGATACCTGACGGGCGGCCTCGACCGCCTGTTCGGCGATCCGTTCCCTTAAAGCCTGCCGCGCGCGGGTCTCCGCGTTGACACCCTCGCGGGCCTGATCGACGAGCCCCTGGCGGCGTGCTTCCGCGCGTGCGGCGGCCTCAGCGCTTTCGAGATAGGCCTCGGCCAGCGAAAGCGTGGCGCGGATCGAGATTTCGGTGGCGGAGGTCTGCCCCACCACTGCCTGCGTCGCCGCATCCACCGAGGGTCGGTAGCGGGCGAGTTCCGTGATGACACGCCGATAGGCCGCTTCGACCTCCGCCACGTCAGCCAGTTTCGAGCGGACCAGCGGATCGGCGAGCGCAGCGCGCAGCACGCCTTCCTGCGTCCGCAGCCGCTCGATCTCGCGCGCGCCGGGATTGGTGTCGCGGGCGATCTCGCCGGCGCGGACCGATTGCTCGTTGGCGCGGGCCTCCGCGGCGATCCGACGGGCGCGCTCCTGTTGGTCGTTGAGCTGCCGTTCGAGTTCAGCGATCCGCCGCTCGACCTGAGGCAGCATGAGCGGGACGACATTGCCGCGCACGTTCGCCCTCAGGCGCTCCTGCTGCCAGCGCAGCAGGTCAAGTTCCTCGGTCGGCGTGCGGCCATCCACGGCCCGGTCGACAGCCTTGCCGAGCGCGTCGAAGGCGTTCGAGGCCGAGCGCCCGACGAACTGCCAGGCCCGGCCGAGTGCATTGACCGCCTGTTCTGCGTCAGCCAGCGAGGGCGCGAGCGCGTTCAGGATGACGCGCTGCGCCTCCGCCCGGTTGTTCTGGTCGACCAGCGTGCGGACATAGGCGCGGGTGCGATCGTCCAGGAACCGGATGCGGTCGTTGAGTTCATCCGCGCCGCGCAACGGATCGGCCAGCGCGCGGGCGAGTTCCTCCGCGCCCTGCCTGGTCTCGACGCCGAGCGTGACGCCAAGGTTGCGCGAGACCGCGATGGCGCGGCCCATCTCTTCCGCGCCGATCTTGCCGGTGCGCAGGAAGGCGACCTGCATGTCGCGCGCCGACGACACCGAGACCTTGCCGGCCTCCGCGGAGGATTGCGCGACCAGTTCCAGCTGCGCGGCGGTCGCGCCGGACGCACGGCCGACGCCCGCGAGCGCCGTGGAGACTGCCCGTGTCGAGGCGTCATTGGCGAACCACGCCGCCGTCAGCACGCCAACCGAGACCGCGACGCCCGCGATGACGTCACCGACCACGCCGATGGCGGAGCCGAGCGTCATGATCGTGCCGCGCAAGCCGCCGAAGGCCTGCGTCACCTGTCCGCCCTGCTGCATCAGGATGGTCATCGGCGACATGCCGGTGGACATCGATGCGATCACGTCGTTCACCGTGTACTGAAGCGTCATGACCTGCTGGGTCGTGAGCTTCGAGGTGGCGCCGACGCCCTTGATCGCCTGCGCGGTCTGATCGAAGCGCGATTTCGACAGCGCATTCGCCGCCGCCTGCTCGGCGGTGGTGATCGCGCCACGGCTCGCGAGCGCGGCATGCTCGGCGAGTTCGGCATTGAGCCGGTCCTGCGCGGCGGCGAGCGGATCAGGCGTCGCCCGCAGCGCCCGGGCTCGGGCCTCATAGCGTTCCGCTTCCCGCGCGGCCTGTTCGAAAACCTCGGCTGACGCGCGCGCCGAACCCGCCGCTTGGCGGTCGACGCCCAGAACCTGATTGAACCGCCCTTGCGCGGCGTCGGCCTGCGCGGCCATGCGTGCGGCTTCCGCCAGGCGCTTGAACCGGGCGGTTTCCCGATCGGTCGCGGCTCCCGTCTTCTCAAGCGCCCGATCGACCTGTCCGAAGGCCTGCGTGCCCGCCTGTCCCACCTCCTCGAAGGCGCGCTTGACCTCCGCCTTGCCCTCGACGCCGAGGCGGATCGAGACATTGGTGGTGGACATGGGCGGCGTTGCTCGATCGCGATTGGGACGGCCGGCGTCGCGGCCATAGGCGGCCACGATGATCGGCTCGATCTCGGGAAGGATGTCGGCGAGCAGCGGCGAGGACGCATCCATGGCCTCAGCCAGGGCGAGCACCGCGCCGAAGTCGATGGCGTAGACGCCGCCCATCACGGCGCGAACCTGTCCCGCGCAGCGGCGGATGACTTCCCAGGCGAGAAGCCCCTCGGCCGTCACCGGCGCGTGCTCGACGTAGGTGCAAGCCCCGCACCGCGATGGACAGGCGGCGCAGTAGCCATCGCCGCCCTCGAAGTGCCAGCGCGCGAGGGCGATCAGACGTTTTTTTCATCGAGCCTCGTCAGGGCCGGGCCGACATAGAGCCGGTCGATGGCGTCGAAGGCGGGCCAGACCTCGAGCAGCTGATTGATGGCGACCGGGTTCGGATCGATCGGCTTGCCGCCGGCATCGCCGATGCCCTCCCACGCCACGATGCCGCTCAACGCGAGCGAGCGCGTGAAGGCCGCGCCGGCAGCGACGGTGGTGCTCCTGTCAAGCGGCTGATCGCCCTCAACCTTCGTGCCGAGAGACTCGGCGGCGGCTGCGCGGGCGACCAGCATGTCGGCGACCGAGATCGGCCGGAACTGGATGCGCACGCCCGGCAGGATGTCCAGCCAGAACGGATCGCGGGATGGTGTCGAGAGCTTGAGCAAGGGAACCTCCTGGTGAAGCGGATCAGTAGGACGCGACGTCGTTGGTGAGCACGCAGGTCGCGGCGCGGTTCAGCACCGGATCGATCGCGGCCTGGAATGCGAACGCGGCCTGCACGCCGCCCGGCCCCTGGATCTGACGGTCGCCGCGGGGCAGGAAGACCCGGTGCGCGGTCCAGACCAGCGAAGCGGCTGCGCCAGCTGCCCAGCGGAACTGAAGCTCGCACGGCAGGCGGTTGGTCGCCTGATCGAGCAGGACGCGGTCCTCGAAGCGGGTGGTGATATTGCCGGTCAGGGCGATGATCCCCGGATCGGCATCGGCGATGCGCCCGTCGCTTCGGATCACCTCGACCGCTTCGAGGTTGTTCGAATAGCTGAGTTCCGCCGAGATCACGTTGCCGAGCGCCACGTTGTTGCGGCGGACCTCGCCCTGGAACTGGCCGAAGCGTTCCAGCACAAACTCGGTGAGCGTGCCGGCCTGCGCCGTCGCGGCGATGGTCTCGCCCTGCGCCATAATGTTGAGCGAAGCGGTGAGCAGCCCGGATCGCTGCGCCTGAACCTGGAAGCTGTTGATGCGCGCGCCGTAGTTCATGCCGAAGAAGGGCACGTCGGGAAGCTGGACCTCGATGGACATCGAGGGGAGAGCCTGCGCGCCCGAGAACCAGGTGTGGCTGTTGGCGCCGCCCGACAGCGTCGCCCCCGACAAAGTGGCGCGCGTCGGCGCGTTCGTCGCCAGCGTGCGCGCATTGCCGCCCGGTCCCAGCGCCTTGGCAGTCAGATTGACGACCGCGCCAACCGCCGCGGCCGCAACGTTCGCGCTCGGATTGATGATCGCCGCGAGCGCGGTGGCGGTGAGCGCCGCCGTGCCGCCGAGGTTGAACTGCTGGCCCGTCGCGCCGGAAGCTACGGCGGTATAGACGGTGCCATCGACCGTCACCGTGTCATTGACCAGAAGGTTGGCGGTCAGCGTGATCGTGGCGGTGGCTGCGGTCGCCGCGACCGTCGTTGGCGCGCCCATCAGGCCGCGCAGCCAGACACCGATGTTGCGCGTATCCACGGGAACGACGAGATCGCCCATGTTGGTGATCACGTCATAGACCGGCGCCAGCGGCTCACGGCCAAAGCCGAGGAGTTCGCTGGCAATCAGGCCCTGTTCTTCGCCGATGTTGACCGAGGCGAAGGGCATGCGGCGAAAGCCGGTGCCGGGCGGTGTGCAATAGGTGGTTTCAAACACGGCGGCGAGAGCCGCGTTCACGCCGCGTGCGCGAGGCATATCGATACTCCTTCGTCGAGATGGTTACGGCGCTGGTCTGCAATGGCTGAGGGGCTACCGGTTGGCCTGACGGGTTGGACGCTGAATAGCGAAGCCCGCTCTTGGAGCCGCAAGGCAGCAAGTGCGGGCGGCTGCCACTGCGCGATTTTCGTCCGCATCTCATAAGCTGCGTTGTTCTGCGTTGTTCTGATCCGCATTGACAGTGCGATCTACGGTCTGTAGAAAGCCTAGGAACAACGGAGAACAACGCCATGACCGATCGCAAGTTCACTGCCTCGAAGACCAGATCAAACCGCCCCGGCTGGAGCGTGACATTCCGGCACCCGGTTCGCCGAGACAGCCGAAATGAGTGGGGCCTCAAGGTCAGAAAGGGGCTTGGAACCTCCGACGATGCAGAAGCCGACCGACTGGTCGGGCAACTGAATGAACTGCTGCAGAACGAGTCCTGGTGGTCTGGCGATCGCCGCAAGGATGCAGCACTCGAGTTCGACGACATCGTGGTTTCCGCATTCTTCGACGGTATCGAAGCAGAAGTGCATGATGCGGAAGCGAGCCGCTCGGCCGTCATTGCTCTCCCCAACCGCGACGACGGCTACAGCACGGTCTTATTTCTCGGAACAACGGGAGCGGGCAAGACTACCTTGCTTCGCCATGTCATCGGTTCTGACCCGGAGACCGATCGTTTTCCGTCGACATCGACAGCCAAGACGACCACTGCCGATATCGAGATCGTCGTTGCACCCGGCGACTTCTCCGCTGCGGTGACGTTCATGCCAGAGCACGAGGTACGCGCGCACATTGATGAATGCATCGAGGAGGCTTGCCTCGAAGCGATCCAAGGCAAGTCGGACCCGAAAATCGCCGCAGCGCTTCTCGAGCATCGGGAGCAGCGGTTCCGCCTTTCGTACATTCTCGGCGGATGGAATACAGCCCACGAGAGCGACGACGACGATTTCGCTTTCGAAGACGAGCCAAAGCCGGACACGGCGATCAGCGAAGACGAGGAAGTCACGGCGGAAGAGATCGAGAACCAACGCATCCGCCTGCTGGGCTTTGTCAATGCCATCAAGGACCTTGCGAAAGAGACGGGCACTTTCTGCGAGGCACAGATCGGTCGGCTCAGCGACGAAAAATCGGCTGATGGCAAGGCCGCCTGGCTTGAGCTGTTCGGCGTCGAAGCATTCAAGAACCCTCGCTTCTCGACGCTCGCGCTAGACCTGATGGACGAGGTAGCCGAGCGCTTCGACCGCATCGAGGTTGGGAACACCGAGCGATCCGCAACCGGGTGGCCGACCATCTGGACCTACAATAGCGACGACCGTGATGACTTCCTTGCGGCTGTTCGCTGGTTCTCGAGCAACCATCACAAGCAGTTCGGTCGGCTGCTCACGCCCCTTGTCGACGGAATCCGCGTTCAAGGACCACTCTACCCTGATCTTGATGAACAGGACGAAGAGTTGAAACTGGTGCTGCTGGACGGTCAGGGCCTTGGTCACACCGCAAGCAGTGTCTCCTCGGTTTCCACTCGCGTGACCAACAAGTTCTCGCGCGTCGATATGATCCTCCTGGTTGATAATGCGCAGCAGCCGATGCAGGCCGCCCCGCTTGCCCTCCTTCGAGCCGTTGGCAGCTCAGGCTTCGCAGACAAGCTAGCGATTGCCTTCACCCACTTTGATCAGGTCAAGGGTGCGAACCTTGGCTCTTTCGACCAGAAACGCGACCACGTCCTGGGCTCGGTCGGCAATGCCATCGTGAGCCTGCGCGACATTGTGGGTGCAGGTGTTGCTGGTGCTGTCGAACGGCAGGTCGATGGTCATTCCGTGTTTCTTGGCGGATTGGACAAGCCGACCGCCAAGCTGCCTAGTGGCTTCAAGCGCCAACTCGAGAAACTGGTCGAAATGATGCGCTCGTCGGGCGCACCGAGCGAAGAGACGGACTGCAGCCCGATATACGAGCTAAAGGGCTTGGAAATCGCGATGCACGACGCAATCGACGCATTCAGAGATCCTTGGCGGGCTCGTCTGGGCATTTCCTACCACGATGGTATCTCCAAGGAGCACTGGACGAGGATCAAGGCCCTGAGCCGCCGCCTCGCTTCGCGTTGGGCGGACGAGTACGACAATCTGACACCAGTGGCCGATCTTCTCGCTCGGCTACAGGAGGAGGCATCAAAGTGGCTAGACCGACCTGCCGACTGGACGCGGCTTCCGCACACGGATGATGAACGCGAGTTGGCTCTCGACCGGATCCGCAGAACAGTATTCGCGCGCCTGTACGATCTGACAAAAACAAGGCTGACAGACGACCAAGTGACCGGCTGGCGAGAGGCATTCGATCACAGTGGGCCAGGGTCAGCAATGCGCAGGGCCCACACGATTGAGACGATTCATGACGTGGCCGCGCCCCGGATCAGTGCCGCAATGACTGCGGACGCACGTCTGTTCCTGAGCCGCCTGCATGAAATCCTACGTGAAGCGATCAAAGAAGCTGGAGGGCAGATCGCTTCAAGCTAAGCGAATGCCAGAATGTCTGCACATCGAGCTTGCTAGCGTTGCTCAATTCAAGGGATCGGCGGTGTCGTAGGTCGCGACGATCACGACATCGGCGAAGCGGCCGGCTTGACTGCCCGTGGTCTCGATGTCCTCGGAGGACGGGGCCTCCGCCTCGATCCAGTCGACAAGCCCGCCGAGTCTGCGATTGGCGATGATCGCCGCACCAATGGCGGCAAGCATCTCGTCGAGCACCTGTTCGCGCGTGAGCGTGGCGCTCTCGAATGCGGCGATCTCGACGGGAATGCGATGGGTGTAGAGGTAGGATACCGGCGAGAGCGGGACGTCGGGCTCGCCCGGATCGCCATCGCGGATCACGACCAGTCCCCCCGGCGGAATGCGCTCCGGTTTGGCGAGATTGCGCTTCACCTCCGCGCCCGGCAGGGCATCGGCGACGAGCGCCTTGACCGCGCCGAGGACGGTTTCGCGTTTCGAGGGCATGGACAAAGAGCTTTCAGGATCGCGGCCAGTGCCGCGCGATCAGGGTTGGCACGCGCGCGGCTTGCCGCCTGGCGATCGCATCAATGTTGAGCCGCTTGCGCAGCATGACCTGGGGCACGAGCAGGAACACGATCACGGTTGAATGACCGGTCTTGCGCCTGTTCGCTGCCGCCAATCCTCGCGTGTTGAGGCGAGCCGTATCGGCGACCAGCAGCGAAGGGCCGTGCTTGCGGTAGACGAAGCGCAGCCGCATGCCGGTGCGTCGCTCCCAGCCGCCGGGCGTGATGCGTGACGCGCGCCCGTTCGGCCCACGCCCACGCGCTCCTGCGGCTGGTGTCGGGATCGCCAGCCAGAAACCTCGCGCTGATCGGATCGTGACGCCGCGATCAAAGGCGTCGATCAGCTTCGGGGCCTTCGACCAGACGAAGGCTGCGGCCTCGACGCTTTCGCCGACCTCGGGGAACACCTTGCCCCGCCATGTCCGCGAGAGGCGTTCGCCAAGTCCCCACGCCACCACGTCTTCGCGCAAGCGCTCTTTCAACTCGGTTGACGCGTCGCGCATCGCGGATGTGACGGCGCGCTCGATCCCCTGCTGCGTGCCCGCCAGCGCCTTGCGCATGTCGGGACTTTCGATGCTGAAGCGCATGGGGTCAGACCTTCACCGCCTCACAGGTGAGAACGAGCCCCACGGGATCGGATGAGGGCGTCCCAATGACCTTGAAGGTGTCCGCGCCGATCACCACGAGATCACCTTCCTCGATTGCAGCGGCTTCCGTCCGGCGCAGGTCGATGAGAACGGTCGCCATCAAGGCGCGGGATGCGCCGAACTCGACCACGGCATCCGGGTGGCGGCGGATGACGCGAATGGGGACACCCGGGCCGACGCCGCCCGCCTGCCAGAGCGCGGTCTCGCTAAGGTTCGGATCGGAGAACAGGGTGTCGAGCGCAGCACGGAAGGCCTCCACCGATTTCCCTTTCCTTAGGAAGTTTCATGTTATATAGTTTCTCCAGAAAGGAGATGCCCATGACGGTCCTTTTGTCTGCCGCCACCCGCCCGGAAGCCGGCCCGGTCGTCACCAAGGCTGTTCTTCGTGCCGCGGATCAGTTGGGCGTGACCGCCCGGATCCTCGCCACCGTCATCGGTGTCAGCGAGGCGACGGTCTCGCGCATGAAGCGCGGGGAATTCGGTCTTGAGCCTGGGACGAAGCCGTTCGAGCTGGCGGTCCTCTTCGTGCGCCTGTTCCGCTCCCTAGACGCGATTGCGGGAGGCGACGCCAGGGTCGCGGCAAGCTGGCTCGTCAATCCCAACACCGCTCTCGACGCTCAGCCGATCGAGAAGGTGCAAACCGTGAGCGGACTTGCCGATGTCATCGCCTATCTGGACGCGCGTCGCGCTCTCGTCTGAGTTCCGCCGCTTCGACGGCGCGTGCTGGCGGCTCGTCGAGGCCCAGCACCGCGTCTCGACCTTGAAGCTGACCGACTCCCTCTCCGAACAGGCCTTGCTCGAAGACCTGATCGAAGAGACGAAACCGACGATCCCGCCGGACTGCCGCCATCTCGATTTCCTGCTGGCGACGCCGTTCCGATATGGCGCGATCTATCCGACAGGGTCCCGCTTTCGGCGTGCAGGGCGCACGCTTGGCGTCTACTACGCGGCAGAATACCCAACGACCGCTGTCGCCGAGATGGCGTTCTACCGGCTGCTGTTCTTCGCCGAGTCGCCCGCCACGCCGTGGCCCTCCGATGCAGCCGAGTACACGGCCTTCTCGGCTGCGGTGTCGAGCGTGCGGCTGCTCGATCTGATGAGCGAACCGCTCTCGCAAGACAGTGTCCTCTGGACGGATCTCACCGACTACGGTCCCTGCCAGGCCTTCTCTGACGCCGCCCGAGCGGCGGATGCTGACGTGATCCGCTACCAGTCGGTGCGCGATCCGGATCGACGGGCCAATCTCGCGATCCTGATGTGCCGCGCCTTCGCAAGGCCCGCGCCGGTCGACCGGCAGACTTGGCGCATTCGGCTAAGCCCATCCGGCGTCCAGGCCATATGCGAGTTCCCTCGACAGGGGGTTGAGTTTCCGCGTGGAACCTTCGCCGCCGATCCGCGGATCGCGGCCCTCAATTGGGACCGTGGCGACCTTTAGGCCACCCCGTTCAGCCGAACGCGGCCGATCGTATCGTTGGCGCCGCCTGCCACCGGTTCGGTCGCAGAGCCGATCAGGGTGTTCGATGCGACGACGGTCGTCGCGAGACGGGCGGCGTTGTCCCAGTAGATGCGCGCGCCGACGGCCCATGCCTGGGACGGCGCCTTGCGCAGTTCGACGACGCCCTCGGTAAGGGTTTCGACCTCGGCGTTAATGGCCGCCGATCCGGTCGCGATGCCGAAGATCGCGCCGACCAGCAGTCCATCGCCGGAGGCGACCGCATAGGGGGCGGGAAGCGTGATGGTGTTGCCGGGCTGGATGTAGCCGCGCATGGGACTTCTCCGAGAATGTCAGGTGTTGGGGAAGAGTTCCGGCGGCAATCACGCGCCGGGATTGCGGTAGAGGCCGCGCCAGTCGATCGCCTTCGCGCCGAAGTCGAGGCGGCACTTGATCTCGACACCGTCGACATCGAAGCCGTTGCGCGTCTCGATGTAGGCGCCTTGCTGGCCTTCGAGATAGGCGTATTCGATGGTGTCGATCTGGGCGGGGTTGGCGGCGAGATACCAGGCCGTGAGGCTCGCGGCATCGAGACGAGGCTCGGAGATCGGCGTCAGGGTGCGGATAGAGGACGGCACCACGTTGCCGGTCTGGGCGGGCACGAGGTTCTGCGCCACCAGCTGCTCGGCGGCGAGTTCGAGCGATGCCGGCACGATCAGATAGGCGGGCCGGACATTGAGGATCGTCTTCTTGTCGAGGCCGGTCTGGCGGGCCATGGCCGCACGCGCCGCGCCGATCGCAGTGACGCTGAGCGCGGTGGCCGGGTTCGCCAGATTGCCGTGGTTCTGGTGGAACAGCGCGATGGAATCGCTCATGGCGGCGTTGGCCAGGATGATGCCCCAGACCACATCGCTCTCCAGCGTCGCGATCGCCGTGCCATACATCGCCGGAATGCGGGTGAAGGCATCGAGATCGTCGTTGATGAGGACCTGCCGGGTGACCGCGACGACGCGCCCGTAGGTCTCGACCCGGTAGCTTTCGCGCCCTTCGGCGAGGGTGCCGCGCTTGAACTCGCCGCCTTCGTTCACCTTCACGAGCTGCGGCGCTTCTCCGAGCTGGACACGATGCATCGCCTTGAAGTCGGTCGCGAGCACCTGCCGGCAGAAGGGGACATAGGTGCGCGTATAGGCATCATAGGCCTGCCGGAGCGTCTTGCCCGTCACAGCGGCGAGGACCTCGGGAAAGTCCGAGGTGGAGTGAAGAGCGCGGGTGGCGATCTCGTCGCGCGACATGCCCCGGACATTGACGCCCGAGCTTGAGAGGAACTCGCGGGCATGCTCCACGAGCGTCATGCCGCGATACTCCCGCGCCGGTTCACTCAGAGGGAAGAGCGTCGGCGAGTACCGGTGCAGAAGAGCGTTCGACACGGCGTCGCGACGGGTGACGCGTTCGTCGCGGCCGCCGAGCGGGATGCTGACCTGAGGCGAAACCCGCGTCTTCTCGGCATCGGTCGCGACCTTGTCGAGGATCTCGCTGCGCGCAGCGTCGAGCGTGACACCGCGCTTGACCAGATCGTCGGCGAAACTGCGCTCGAGGTGCAGGCGACCTGCAAGATCGTAGATGGTTCCGACACGTTCGCGTTCGGAATCGCGCGCGCGGGCGGCGATCGTCTCAGCATCGATCACCGGCGCGCTCGATGCGCGATCCTGCGGTTCAGGCGCGGCCTGGCGCGTCTGCGTTTCGGCATTGTCGGTCACAGCGTCGTCCATGGCTGCTTTCTCCTTGGATGGAGCGTCGGCGCGGTGGACGACGCAGGGGTGAAGGGGCAAAGAACTTTCGGAGGATTTCTCGGAGCGGAAACCCGCCGCCGGATCAGCGCCGATCGGCACTGCGGAAATCTCGAAGGGCGTCCAATCGACCGCGCGCCACAGCTCGGGCGCGCCGGCCTGCTTGGTGACCTCGAAGCGATGGACCTGGTAGCCGATCGACACCGCACGGATGTGCCCGGCCTCGACGTCCTTCCAGAGCGACTCGACCTCGGCCCGGTCGGAGAAGCGGACACGGGCGACGCCTCGTCCATTCTCGATGCGGGCGCTGCCCGGCAAGACCGAACCGATGACGCTGTCGAGCGCGGAGGCGTCATGCACCTTCAGGAGTGGCGCGCCCGCGTTGAGGCGATCGAGGCGGACGGAGCGTGGGTCCATCGCCAGTTCCTCGTCGAACGGATCGCCGAAGAAGGGATTGCGGCGCACGCGAGCACCAGTGGACCAGACCACCTCGATGGTGCGCTCGGCCGCATCGATCGACGCAGGCAACAGGTCCGCCGCCCGCGTCAGCGGTGGCAGGTCGATATGTCGGTTCATGTTGCGAAAGCTCAGTTGTCGGGATTGTCGGGTTGGCCGGTGGCGTCAGCCTGCATCACGCCGGTCTTCGTCACGCGCCGCGGATCGCTGTCGAGAATGAGCCCGAGGGCGTCGATTTTGGCGTTCATCGCGGCGATCTCGGCGAGCACCGCGTCGGGGTTGTGGCCCTGACGGGCGATGGCCTGCGCCAGCGACATGGTGCCCGAGCGCAACGCCAGAAGATCGGCCATCGCGTCCTTCAGCGGGTCCACGGCTTCGAAGCGCGGCGGCGACCATTCGACCGCAATGTCCGGCCGAGGCAGTTTCCCGGCTGCCCATGCGGCCTGACAGAACCAGACCCACATGGGCTGGCAGATAACCGGGATGACGATCTGCCATTGGACGGCATCGATCAGGCGACGAAACTCGACCAGCCCCGCCCGGATCGACGAATAGTTCACCTGACTGAGATCGCCGGTCAGCAGCTCGTAGGGCATGCGGAACCCCGCCGCCACGATGTGAAGCTGCGCGCGGAGCCACTCGCCAACGCCTGCCGTCGTGGCGGGTTGATTGAAGCGGATATCCTTTCCGCCGCGCGCATAGGCGATCAATCCGGGCTCGAACTGTTCGACGCGTTTGCCGTCGGCGTCGACCACCGACGGGGCGATGCCCTGATTGGTTTCATCGGCGCCAAGCACGATGCCGACGACACAGGCTTCCGTCTTCTTGCGGACCAGTTCGGCCTGCGTCCAGTCATCGAGATCACGCAGCGCGCGCATCACCGGCGTGCCCCACGGGACGCCGCGCACCTGCGTGCGCTGTTTCTCGTAGAGATGCAGCACCTCGCTCGCCGGAATGGCGAGGCTCTCCAGACGTCGGCGCATAGTGACGACGGCGTCGCCAGGGTGCTGGGCATGGAGCCAATAGGCGCGGCGTCGACCGAGGGAATCGAATTCGATGCCCTGCAGCAGCCGCCCGCCATCGGCGAGATCGCCGTTGCGGGTGTTGTCCAGCAGATCGGCTTCAATGATCTGCACCTGGAGCGGAACGGAGAGACCATCGCTGAGACGTCGAGGCCGGCGGCGGATCAGCACCTCGCCCGCCTCGATCATCTCCCGGACGGCCAGGGTCTGCAGCCCGAAGATGTCGAACTGCCCGTCGGCGTCGCAGGCGGCGGACCACTCGGTCCAGAGCCGGTTCACCGTCTCGTCGAGCCTTGCGTCACCCGTCGCAGCGCGCGGAATGATGCCGCTGCCGACGATGTTGTTGACCAGCACGGACACGGCCTTTGCCGCGTGCGGATTGTTGCGGGTGAGATCGCGCATGCGATCCCGGAGCAGGCCGCTGGCGGCGGCGATCTCGGCATCAGCCGATGTTCCCGCCGCCTTCCAGCTGTCGGTGCGCCGTCCCTTGGCCGCGCCGTCATAGGCACGGGCATAGCCATGGGTCTTGGCGCTCAGCGCCTCGAAGCTGCGCCGCGCGAGCGCCCGCCTCACACCAGCCTCGGGCGCGGCCCATGCCACCATCCGGTCGAGGAAGGTGATCTGGCTCACCGGTCGCCCCGTCCGAACCCGGCATGGCCCGCGATTGGGCGCGGCACGCCGGAGGATGCCGTGATCTCGGTCTCGATGGTGCGGATGCGCTTCAGCAAGTCATCCGCCGAGCCATATTCGACCGTCTTGCCGTCGTAGCTGACCCGGAGCGTGCCGCTGGCGTAAGCGCGCTTCAGCGCATCGAGTTCGTCGGTCGTCCAGGCCATGACAGATCCTCAGAACCACTTCCCGCGCGGGCCGAGCCAATCGCTCTGCCGCTTGGTCGATGGCGGGGTTGGGCGGGCGAGACGCCCGGCTTTGATGTTCGCGTGCGTGTCGTCAGTATCCGCAGGCTGCGGGCCGACCTGATCTTCGAGATCGCGCCACTTGTCCTCGGACCAACGATCGGCTCCGGCGATCCAGACGGCGGCGCGGGCATAGACCCGGCAGTCCAGTGCCTCGTTTCGTTCGCGCACCTTCTGCCATTCGAGCTTCTGGAAGCCGCGCTTGGTCGTAACGGTCACAAGATGCTCGGCAACGAGCTGCTTCACCCATTCGGCGTCGACACCTTGTGGAAGGTGCACAAGTCCGGCCGGGCCCTGCGCTCCATCCGCGTTCGACCGGCTTTCGCCGCGCCGCTGGCGCGACGGTCCGGTCTCACCCTCGTCGATGGGCTTCGACAGCCGCAGAAACCGATAGGTCTCGGCCTTGAATGTTGAAACTGCGATGGTCCAGAGCCGCGCGCCGCGGCGGATCTTCCGGCCGCCTTCGGTCGCATCGACGAAGGACGGGCCAGTCACCGGCGCCGCGCGATTGAACCCCTCGACACCCTTGATGGGAACGACCTGCGCAAAGCCCTGCCGGCGCGCCCATGCATAGACGGCCGGCGCTTCGAAACCGGTGTCGATCGCCAGTTTCGAGAGGCTCAGCCGAACGCCATGAGCGTGCGGCCAAGTCTGGCCGAGAAGGTCCGTCAAAGCGGCCCAAGCCTCGGCGCTGTCCGGGCCGCCGGGGATGACGATATGGTCCACGAGCCAGCTCGCGAGCCCGCGACCCCAGGCCCAGACCGAGACTTCGATGCGATCCTTCTGGATGTCGGCGCCGGCCGTCAGAAACAGACCGCCGCTCGGCAGCGTGCCGATGCGCCATGGCTCGCGCCGCTCGTAGAGCCGCTGCCAGTCCGGCGCTTCGCCGGTTTCGATCCAGGTCTCGCCAAGGACGCCGTTCTTGAAGCTGCGTTTGGCTTCGTCGCTCGTCTGCGCGGCGTCCCACATCCGGGCGATATCGGCCCATGAGAGCCACCCCACCGGCGAATAGAGCCCGGAGAGGTGGTAGCCGACGGTGCTCGATTGCGCATCGTCGCGCGTGGGACGCCATTCGCCGGACATCATCAAGGCCGTCTTGTGATGCTCCTCGATCCGGCCCTCACAGGCTTCGCAAGAGTAGTGCGCCGTGTGCGGTTGCCCCTTGTCCCAGCGCAGGCGCTCGAAGCGGAGCCACTGGCGGTGATCGCAATGCGGGCAAGCCACGAAGTAGCGCCGCTGGTCGCTCGCCTCGAACTCGCGCTCGATCCGCGACACGCCGTGGATCGTCGGCGTCGATGTCAGGAAGACCTTCGATCGCCAGGAGAACGTGCGCGTGCGGGCCTCCGCGAGTGCGACGGGGTCGCCTTCCTCGTCGGCGGACGGCGGATAGGCGTCGACCTCGTCGAGAAACAGGTAGCGAGCCGGCATGGAACGCAGGCCGACCGCGCTGTTGGCGCCAGTGATGACCAGAAGCCCCGCCGGAAACTCCTTCGACAGAACCGTGTTGCCCGCGTCGCGCGAGCGTTGCGGTTTGACGCGCTCGCGGAGCACCGGGCTTTCCGCGATCAGCGGATCGATGCGCTGGCGCGAGAAGCGCTTGGCCAGTTCCACCGTCGGCTGGACCGCGAGCATGGGCCCTGGCGCATGGTGGATGACATAGCCGATCCAGTTGTTGCCCGCTTCCGTCGCTCCGACTTGCGCCGCCTTCATGAAGACGATGCGGCGCGCGGCGTTGCCGGGCGAGAGCGCATCCATGATGGCGCGCATGTAGGGCGTGCGGGAGGAAGCGTAGCGCCCCGGCTCGGCCGAAGCACGCGGACTCAGGAACCGGTGCCGATCCGCCCATTCCGAGACGGTGAGCGCGGGATCGGGCGTCAGCCCATCGCGCCAGGCCTGGACGAGCGCATCGACCCCTTCGAAGACGAACAGTTCATCGGAAGTCTGTGGCGACCTCGGCGAGATCGGCGAGGTGCGCTCGGACATGGGTCTCCAGAACCTTCTGCATCGCGTGCGCTTCGAGGCCTAGCTCCGCCGCCATCAATGCCGCGATCCGCGCGGGCCAGTTTGCCCAAGCATCGCGCTCCTCGCGCGCCAGTCGAAAGACGAGAGCCGTCGCCCGCGCCCGGTCGATGACCTCGCCCTTCATGCGCTGCAGCCGCAGACGCCGTTCCTGCGCCTTCAGCACCTCGTTCGCGGTCTTCGCCTGGAGGAACGTGGTTCCGCCGCCAGCCGGAGACGGCGCGATCCCGCTCTCGCGTAGAGTGTCGCCGACAGCGGACAAGGCCGCATCGGGAACGGGCTTCAGCTTTGCCTCGCCGCCATCCCGGCGCTGCTTCGCGGGGTCGGTCATGGACGCGCGGCGCGCATCGCTTGCCCGCGCATCGATCGAACCGTCGGCATGAAGGACGAGCCTTCCGGAAGTCTTCGCCTTCTGGATCGCGCCCCGCGACAAGCCGACATGGGACGCGTACTGGCGCTCGCTCAAGCCCTGCATGCCAGCTCCGAAAACATAATGTTTTGATGCACTTATTGCCTTGATAAGCGCGCCCGGCAGAGCCTGTATGGGGTCACGGACCAAGGAGATCCCGGATGACCCGCGCCACCAAGAACGCCCAGGCCCTCGACGCGTTCATCGCCCGCAAGGTCGAGATCGACGCCATGCTGGCCCGGCTTGCCGCCCTCAGCGATGAGCACTTCGAGGTCCATCCCGACGAGGTGCATTGGGGCCATGTCGGGACGCTCGCCCACTACGCCGAACTCCTGAAGCGCATCACCGACAGCGCCTTCCGCGAGGGCGAACACGCCGAATGATCCGGCCGACCTCCGCGCCAGCCCCGCGATTGCGGGGCTTGGCCTCGTAGAAGCGCTGCGATGGTCGCGCCGCTCTCGAACCGGAGGTTCAAGATGACCCAGCTTTCCGACACCCAAGCCATTATCCTGAGCGCTGCTGCGCAGCGCCCCGAACGCATTGCCCTGCCGCTGCCCGAATCCTTACGCGGTGGCGCGGCCGCCAAGGTCGTCAGCACGATGATCGCGAAGGGCTTGCTGGAAGAAGTCGAAGTCAACGCACGACGGGGCGAACCGGTCTGGCGCGAAACCGGCGACGGCCACGGCACGACGCTGGTCGCGACCGATGCAGGCCTTGCCGCCATCGGCATCGAGCCGGATGAAACCGAAACCGCGCGCGCTAGCGCGACAGAAACGCCGCCGCAGGACCTCGCTCCGGATGGCGACGCCGAAGCCGCACATTCGAAGCGCACGCCACGCGCCGGGACCAAGCAGGCCGCGCTGATCGCCATGCTGCGTGCGCCGGACGGCGCGACCATCGAGGAGATCACCACCGCCACCGGCTGGCAGGCCCACACGGTGCGCGGGGCGATCGCCGGTGCGCTGAAGAAGAAGCTCGGCCTCGACGTGACATCCGAGAAGGTCGAGGGACGCGGGCGGGTTTACCGTCTTCCTGCAGAATGAACGCGAACTCAAGGACTCAGGCCGTCGCCCCGCCGGGCGGCGGCTTCGTATGATCGGTCGCAGCAGAGAACCAAGGCAAAATTAGACCCAATGCAAACGCTGATCTTTTATATGTCCATCACCTTGGCGAGGGTGCTTCCAAACTGGTTCATGAACTTTGTTTTCGTTCGTTCCAGTAAGTTTTGCACTCTTGGGCCTTCAATCCAACGCGGGTCCTCGGGAAACTTGTCGGCCGCAACGAGTTCCTTCCAGTATAGATCACGATCCTCGTCGGTGAAGAGTCCTTGCAGCTCGCAGAGGACTTCGAAAGGGCTGCTCCTTCCACAAATCGCGTGCACCTCGTCGTAGTTCAGGTGTGCATCCATGATAATTTCGTGCTGACGAAAATTGAAGTTTAGAAGGGCGTCTGCATGCACGCCGCCGCGTCTTTTAAACTCATGGACTCTTTGCTTGAAGGTTGGATCGGACCATAACGCTGGCACATTGAGGACTACCTCGCCTTCTGTGGGGCGGTGGGCAAATATCACTGAGAAGGTGCCATCGCGGAGAGGGTCTTTGAATTCCTGCGCAAACTTCGCATTGGTAGTCCAGGCCGCGACGCCCTCCTCAATGCGCCCATTGATGAATAGCGGCCCAAGGTCACCGCCATTCTGTGGGTTGTTTGGCACCAGAAAACGTTTCCGGTAGCAGACATGGGGGCACGTGAGAAACTGGCCAGAGAGCCCCTCTGCTGCTGTTGCTGCCTGCAACTCCTCGGTGATCTTCAAGCGACGTGCGGAATCTTCACGCCAGCCATTTTGCCAACCGCCTAGTGCTGAAAGCAATCGATCTGAGAACATTGAGCCCCATTATGCTATGCAGATATTGTTCATTGGTGGCGTGAGAGCCTAAGTCCAATACACTCGCATAGCAAATGCAGGCTAGCCCATCCGCAAAGCTTCGAACAGCCGTCGCAAGGTGAACGAGCGCGCGATGCTCACCACGGTGAAGATTGCGCCAATGGTCAGGTTCTCCGCCAGAGTCGGGTGGACCCCGAACAATGGAAAGACGAGAAGCTGCGTGATGACAGCAAGCCCGTAGCCCACTGCGACGTTCGCGAGGGACTCGACCAGCGACATGGCGCGCGATTGCTTCATGCAAGCACCCGATCATCCAGCGGCCAGCAATTCAGCCGCGAGAGTTCTGAGCGCATGCGCCGCAACCAGCGGGACCACGCCATTGCCACAGAGGCGAAGCCGGTCCACCCGGTGGGCCAGCCCATCAGCGCCTCGACGAACAGCGGGTTCAAGGTCCGGCGCGCATCCGAGGAATCGCTCCCAGCCATCGGCATCGTCAGGACCTGGCGGCCAAGCAGGCCGTTCACCGGCGTGTTCGCCAATGTCGTTGCCCCGTCCTTGTGATCGCGCGCCGTCGGCGTCATCCACATTCCCGCTGCATGGGTCAGATCGGCCGTCCGGCGGTTGCCCGCGCTCGGCTTGCAGCCATCGTTCGCCATCGGCGTCGGCCAGTCCCGCGCCATGCGATCCAGGCCCTTCTCGTCCTTGCGCTCGCCACCCCGGCTGCGGAAACTGTCGGTCTGCGGCGTCGGCCAGAGCGCCGCCGTTGTGGCGAGATTCATCCCGTGCTGCCCCGCTTCCTGCGAGGGCGTCGGCTTCATCTGCCGGTTCTCGTTGGCGCTGGCCCTCGGCGTCGGCCAGAGCCGCAGCAGTTCCGTCCGGTTGCCGCCACTCGACCGGGTCCCGGAGCAGGCGCGCGGGGTCGGCCAGTTCGTCTCCTTCGCGGACTGCGAGGATAAACAGCCGCTCGCGCTTGTGGGGCGCGCCGACTTCCGCCGCCGTGAAGAGACCTGCCGCAAGGCGGTAGCCCATGCCGACCAGTCCGCTGGCGACTTCGGGGAAGCCGAGGCGGAGATGATGGGCGACATTCTCAAGAAAGACGAAAGGCGGCTCGATCTCGCGGATGATGCGGGCGACATGAGGCCAGAGGTGGCGCGGATCGTCCGCGCCCCTGCGCTTGCCCGCGACCGAGAACGGCTGGCACGGATAGCCCGCAGTGACGATGTCCACCGCGCCGCGCCACGGTTTGCCGTCGAAGCTGGCAACATCGTCCCAGACAGGCGCGCGATCCAGGGACGCATCTTCCATCCGCGCCACGATAATGGCTGCGGCGAAGGTTTCCCGTTCGACATGGCCCACAGCACGATATCCGGGGATGGCGATGGTGAGCCCGAGGTCGATTCCACCAGCGCCGGAGCAGAGGGACAGGCCGAAAAGGCACGCGTCTCCGGCTCCGGAAGCATCTCCGGAGGGATGTAGAGCCACGTCATGCATGTCACGCGGCGGATTTGCGCGTTCGCGCGGGTTCAGGAGAGGCGTCGGTGTCGGATGCATCGGGCGGAGTGCCCGCTCCGTTCCCCAGCCGCTCGGCCTTCACCTGCGCAAAGGTCCATCCGTCGCCATCGAGGATCGCCTCGCGACCAGTTTCGGCCTGCCAGCGCTCGATGGCGACATCGACATAGGCCGGACTGATCTCCATCGCGAACACACGGCGGCCATTGGCTTCACCCGCCATGATCTGCGAGCCCGAACCGGAAAACGGCTCGTAGCAAAGCCCGCCGCGCGCCACATGCTGACGCATCGGGATCCCGAAGGCGTCGAGCGGCTTCGGCGTCGGGTGATCGGGCCGGTCGTCCTTGGCGAAGCTGGGCAGTGCCCATGTCGATGGCAGCGTTTCCTCGGCCACCTTCGGCGGGCGCTTGCCCTTGATCCAGCCCATGAAGCAGGGCTCGTGCTTCCAGAGGTAGTGCGACCGGGTCAGAACCCCGCGGTCCTTCACCCAGATAATCTGCTGATGGACGAAGGCCCCAGCCTTCTCCCAGCAGGCCTCCAGCATCGCCTGGCGGCGCGAAGCGTGCCAGCAATACCAGGCGGCGTCCTCGGTGATGGCCTCGGCAACGGCTGCCGCGATGAAGCCATCATAGAGCTCCGCGCCCTGCGAACTGTCGTCCCAGGTCACGCCGTAGGATGGCGACCAGTCCTTGTTGCGGGTCGGATGGTTCGAGCCGTCGTAATCGACGAGATATGGCGGGTCGGTGGCGAACAGGATCGCCCGCTCGCCATTCATCAGGCGGCGGACATCGGTATGGCTCGTGCTATCGCCGCAGAGCAGCCGGTGATCGCCAAGAATCCAAAGGTCCCCGATGCGAGATGCCGGATTGCGCGGCGGTTCCGGGATCACGACGGGGGCGACGCCCGCGCCGTCCGATGCCTCGTCGCCCGGTTCGAGCGCGAGCAGCCGGTCGAGTTCGCCATCGGAGAAGCCGATCAGCGACAGGTCGAATTCATCGGCGACGAGTTCCTGCAACTCGCCGGAAAGCAGCGCATCGTCCCAGGCGCCGAGTTCGGTCAGCTTGTTGTCGGCGATGCGGTAGGCACGACGCTGCGCTTCCGTCAGATGGTCAAGCACGATGACCGGCGCTTCGGTGAGGCCGAGCTGCGCTGCAGCCATGATCCGGCCATGGCCGGCAATGACCTCGCCATCGCTCGACACCAGCACTGGGACCGTCCAGCCGAACTCCGCCATACTGGCGGCGATCCTGGCGACCTGGTCTGCGCCATGGGTCTTGGCGTTGCGCGCATAGGGGCGCAGGCGGTCGAGCGGCCAGGTCTCGATCGCTTCGGGGGCGAAGCTGAGGGTCATGATGTCCGGTGATGGCTGGGCGTGTAGCCGTCGATTGGCCGCTGGATGCCGGATGCCGGATGCCGGATGCCGGATGCCGAGCCGGACTCCGCGAAGGGTCCAGGCATGGCAAGCGTCATAAGGCAAAAAAGCAGTGTTCGTCGGGACTTCCGAGCGGCCGTGAAAGACGCTGGACTCTCGCTGGCTTCCCAAAAAATCCGGCCTGCCGCTAGCGACGTTTCGCGCCGCGCCCTCCCGCATAGGGTATCCGCCGGGAAGGAACCAGGATATCGGCGGATCAAACCCAAATGGGCGTAATCGGGTGTCGAATTGGTGCGCGCCTGTCGCGAGGTTGACTGAAATCTAGCCCATCACGGCCCGTTTCGTCTCGCCGGGAAATGTCTCACTGAAAATTGTCTCACGAACCGCAAGGGGCTTGACAACCGATCGGCTGGAACTGCGACGCAGGGCGTGGTATGTAATACCTGAGATCAATCCGGTATTACGAGGATCGCCATGCCCGCTACCGTCACCAGTAAGGGACAGGTCACCATCCCCAAGCCCATCCGGGACCGCCTCGGCATCAAACCGGGGACGAAGGTGGCCTTCAGTCTCGACAAGGATGGCCGCGCCTTCATCCAGGCCGAGGATGCAGGGCGACCGCTGGCGAGTCGCTTCGAGCGCCTGCGTGGCACGGCCACGACGCGCCTCAGCACGGATGAGATCATGGCGCTTACGCGGGGCGAAGCTGCTTGATCCTCGTCGACACCAATGTGCTGCTCGACATCGCAACGAACGATCCGAACTGGGCGGACTGGTCCATCGAACAGTTGGACGCAGCTGCAGTGCGTGGTCCGGTGGTCATCAATGCAGTGGTCTATTCGGAGTTCTCGGTCGGCTATGACCGGATCGAAGAGGTCGAACGCCTCCTGAAGGACGTGGACATCGGATGGGCTGATGTCCCCCGCGAAGCATTGTTTCTGGCGGGCAAGGCTTTTCAGCAATACCGCCGACAGGGCGGGAGCAGAACGGGCGTCCTGCCTGACTTTTTCATCGGCGCGCATGCGGCAGTGTCGGGCATGACCCTGCTGACCCGCGATCCTGCGCGGTATCGGTCGTACTTCCCGAAGGTCGGCCTCATCTCGCCACCCTGACGGCAGCGCGTTCAACCACGAACCGCTGCGAGCGCTTTGCGGGTGGCCGCCGTCCATTGAGCCGCCACGTGATCACGCTCAGCGCGTATTCCCAGCGGCGATGCGCCGTGGCCCGCGATAGCCCGAAGCGCCAGCAGATGGGCTTCCACGGTGTGCCCTCGGCGCGCGCCCAAACGAGCTTGGCGTCTTCCGGCTCCAGCCAGACAAACCAATCGAAGGTCTTTTCCATACGTGAAACGGCGGCGGGCGACGGCGGGGGGCGGCGCAGTCGTGGGGGCTCCTGGCCGACGAGATCCGCGAACTCGTACACAATCTGTGGCCAGGTGCTGAAATACCCTTGGCCCTTAGCATCGGGCAGGCGCTTCAGGACATCGGCCGCCTCGGCGAGCCGTTCTTCCACCTGATCACGGGTCCAGACGTCCATGCCGCGCCTCCTTTCTGTATCCGTAGAGCTTGTCTCCGAGTTGCCGCACGAGCTCACGCTCGGGCCAGGTCAGGCGCGGATCGGTCTCGCTGACCACGAGGACCTTCTGCTCGCGCCAGCCTTCGCGCTTGATCTCTTCCGGCGATCGCCGTTTGCCGCCGAAACCGGGTGGCGCCCATCTCATCGCACGCCTCCTTTGGTCTCGATGGCCCAAAGGAGCAGCGCGATGGCATCGGCTTCGTTGTCGTCCTTCGGGTTGAAGCCTCGCGCCGTGACGGCGGCGATGACGGCGTCCTTGCCCGCATTGCCCTTGGCCGTCGCATGGCGCTTGATGGTGCCGACGGGCACGCCCTGATAGGCGATGGCTCGATGCTCGCACCATGCGGTCAGCGTTGCGAGGAAGCCGCCATAGAGGTGGGCGGCATCGACGCCGAGGTGGCGACGCACCTCTTCGAAGTAGATCGCTTCGAGACTGCCGGCGTCGGCGATCAGGGTGTCGAGCCACGCTGAGAACCGAACGAAGCGCATGCCGCCGCCATCGAAGCGGCTCGGCCGGAACGAGACAGAGCCATGCAGGATCTGGCCGGTTGCAAGGCGCAGGGCCCAGCCGGTCGTGGTGCCGAGATCAAGGGCGAGGATCGCGCGCTGTCCTGGACGCAAGGGATCGGCGCCGATGGGTGCCGCAGTGGGATCACGAGGTGCGACAAGGACGGGCTCGCACACTGTTGCCAACGCTGCCGACGACACAGATCGCGACGGACGAGCGCGCCTGATGGGCGCTCGCTCGTCTCTCCCGTAGGGAGAGCAGGAATTCTGGCAATCTGGCAACTTCCTCAAGCCATTGAGATCGAACGACTTTTTGAAGCTGCCAAGCTGCCGGAGGGAAGTTGCCAGATTGCCAACCGGCAACTTCGTCGTTTCCGCAAGATGCTGACGAGAAACGGCTTTTCGTGCCGGGAAGTTGCCAGTTGCCGAAGTTGCCAGTTGCCAAAACCGCGCCGTTGGCAACTTCTCGCCGGGGGAAATCATGGGGTCTCTCCTTCGGGATAGACCCAGACGAGCGGGTTCTCGACGTCGAGCACGGCGCCAGTCTGGGCTGCCTTGTAATGGGTGGGAAGAACGGGAATGAAGGCGGGCGTCACCTCGCCGGTGTCGGGATCGACGCTCTCGCCCGATGGGAACTGCATGCCCTCGATCACCAGGTACCCTAGCTTCGAGCGGGCGTTGGGCAGGCCATAGGGACCGCCGTCGCGGGTGAACTTCACGTAGCCCTTGGTGGCGAGGACACTCACCCGCTCACGGATCGTCGTGCGCCCGCCGAGCCCCGCCTGGTTCTCGAAAGCCTCAGCGAATTGCAGGGCGGTGAAGAGGTGTCCGGCGCGCGCCTGCTCATCGAGAATGTCGAGGATCACATCGCGCTTGCGCGCGCGCTCGGCATCGAGTCGCTCACCAAGGTCCTTGCGCACCAGGCGCTCGGATTTCGGATCGAGCATGATCCAGCGGCCTTGCCGCTTGTCGATGAGGATGGGATCGATCGCGGGACCGTTGCGCAG